TCGTGTTTGCAAGCGCATCAAATAACCGCCAACCCTCCCCCCTTAATTTCTGGATATCAAGAGTTTCGTTGAAATCTTCTGCCCGTATTTCAACAATCTCGGCCTCAGAATTCGCCTCAAAAACGACCGGGGAAACCTCAACACAACGAACTTCGGTAATTTCGGTAATTCCATTCGCACCTTCACGCGCCTGTAACCGATTAAAACCGAATGAAAAACAGTTGATATCGCCCGCTTTGATATGTGCAAAAGCCTCCGAACCCGCTCTTGTTTCAAGGTTTAACTGGACTTCCACCCATGGTCCTATGTCATCTTCACCCGCCCTTAAAAGTTTACCGGCTAAAGGGTCGTGATTCCATAAGACGCGAATCTTTTTGAAACGCTGTTCAAACGTTTTTTTGAAAGCGCCCCGGATAAACGTGGTATTGTAGCTGTCAATCGCGCCCCATTTCGTCAGATATGCGCGAACGATCCCTTGTGAATCGTCCCCCTCGACCCTGACCTCTATCCCCTCTCTTTTTTCGATGACATCTTTTAGTTTGCTCATTTTATTAAGATCTCCCTATATAATTTACTGTTATTCGATACTATATGTTAGAGTGCAGCGGCAATTAACACGTTGCGAAGGTGTTAATCTGTTATCAAGCGGATAACGTGCGAGCTCACCGCCAACCTTAAAGAAATCATTGATTTCAACTTTTACATTATCCATTTTTTCGTGCGAATCCCTGACACCGAAAGAAGCCGTTGTCCACGTTTTGTGAGTAGCGCCAGTAAGTTTCGCACCGTTCAATTGTCCAAGGTTCGCCGCATTACCGGTGATCGTCCGCGCCAGCCTTAAAGCCCGCATCTCAGAAAAAACACCAGAATCGTATATTGATTGCTGTAGTTGTGCCGTTGAATATCCCTCTGCAAGCCCTTCCACAACATGACTTAAAACCGCGTCAACGGTTGATTGCGCGATAAAACTGTATTGGGTGAGTATATAATTTTCCTCGTCAAGATACTGTTCAAGGGTGTTAGATAAAACGTCCTCAGCCGTTCTTTGTTGATCTTCTATAATTTGCATACCGAACTTCAAACCGGATTCCATGAAAACCGTTTCGATGCCAATAAACCAATCTGATTTGGTTTCATCTAATTTCTTTTCAACATCCTGCCCCTCATTTTTATCAATCGCATCAAAAATTATCTTTTCCCACTCCTGCAGCAACTCATAAAACACCGATTGATTTTTAACCGATTGCTTTTCAATCTGAGTTTCAAGATCATCCGCCCGCGTTTCAACCAATTTAAATTGAGCCGATTTTTTCTGAACCGTACTCTGAACCGGATCCTCTTTTGATTCTGCCGTGTCAGCCTGTCGGATGTAGGACGTTTCCCATCCCTCGAATTCTTCAACGTTAAATTCGAATATCCGGTTGACTTGTTCGAAAGGTACACCCATACCGAATAATTTTTCAGCGGTTGCCGCCTGATCTAACATAGCTTTTCGAATCGCTTTGACGCCGGAAAGGTCGAAACATATTTCTTCACCAGGTCCGAGTTCGGCCTCAAAATCAAAATTAATTTCTGATTTGATATCGTCTAAAATCGGAATCAATGTTGAAAACCAAAAAATTAAAATACTCACTTCATAATTATTATATGTCGATGATTCCTGACTACCACCCAATTGTGGTGGAACTCCAAATGCTAAAAATATTTCGTCCCGGTTGTCTTTTCGGGCATTGGAAAAATCAGATTCTTGTGGGGTCATCGCCGTTCGATGATATTTCGCATTTCCACCCAAAACCGCGATCTTCCGGGCATTGGATGAACCTCCATATTTTTTATTTAGGTTTTCCGCTACGGCATCAGAATCCTCGATAGATTCGAACTCGCGCTCGAAAGTAAAAACTCCATCAATAACACCGCGATTCTGCATAGTCGATTTATTCCAATTGGTTTGATCGTTATCGACATCAACGACCTTTGCCGCCGCCTGTAAAGGCCCGATTCCAAGTAATGGGTTAGCAGGGTTGAAAAACTTTAAGTGTAAAATTTCTTCCGGTTTAAATTCCTTTTTTGTCTTCTTATTATCCTTATCCAGAACATAACCCGCCAACCATTCGGTAAGGTCCGGCGACTTTTCAGGTAAAACCCTATCGGGCGACAAGGGCCATAATTCCTGAGTTTGCCCATTTACCTTGACTTTATATGCATATGAATTACCCGCCAATTGAAGCCATGAATGGAACAATTCCCAAATATCATTCTTAGAAACGGAAGGATTAGGGTAAGAAAACAATTTTGATAAATGATGGTCCGGAAGGTAGACTGAATCTTTTTTTACCATCCAAGGTATGTGCGAAACGTTCCTAACAATCAAGCTTACTGCCCGATATACCCAAACGTTTGCTTTATAACCTTCCTGAACCGCTTTGGTTAGCGACCAATCATTAAAAACGGGTGTCTTTGTTTTGATGTTATGGACTTGAGATATTGCGTAATTTCTTCGAAAGATCTTGCCAAAAAATTTAGATAACATTTTTTAACCCCGGCCAATTTAAAGCCCATTCGATTAAAAAAACTAAATAGGCCAGAACGATATTGATGAATGATAAATAAAATAAATATAAAAGTTGACAAATTCCAAAATAGATTTTTTTTATCATTATCATTGATTTTTTCAATATTTTCAAGGTTAAATTTTCCCCGCGAATTTGGGTTAGCGATTAGGGCACTCTATGAAACGTAAACGACTCTCGGCTTATATTCCGTCAGCATAAGACTGTCGGCCTTGTTACCGGATTTAATGCCGCGTTTTTTCATCTTCTTTTTTGATTCGAGCTGAAGCTTTCCCGCTTCGTTCCGTTCGATCAAAGGCTGCGATAACTCCAAAATCAATTGGTTATCATTCGGAATTGAAATGCATTTTTCGTCCGGCCAATTCTTTATGCCATATTTCCGTTGATAAGTCCGCTTGAATTTTCGCCTTAGGGTCCACCATAACTTGACCCGGATATTTAAAAACATATCACGGTTCAATTTGCCTGGGGCCCAAAATCCGGGAAGATCGGTTGAACCGGGATTGATCCCCACAACCCGCATTTTGAAATCTGATTTATCCAATTCCTTAATCGATTTCATCTCACCCTTGACGCCGGCGCCAACACCATTTGATTCGTAATGGCACCTATCATAATTTTTATCTTTACAGATTCCCCAAACATTCCGACTTGATTCGGTAGTAGTGCCCTTTTTCCAAGTATCGACTTTTAAAACAACCGGGCCATGACGCAAACATAATGCATTGGCGTCCTTACCTTCATCCGCGATATCGAACCCGGCAATTTTTTCACCCTCAGCTTTCAATGGGAAATCAATCGCCGCCTTTACATACTTTGCCGGGATGCATAACCCTTCAATTGATGCATATGGATCCCTATCAATTTCTTGGGCAACAATCCACGGCTCGAATATTTCAACCTGCTTATCATACCACTCTTGATTTTTCCGGGGGTCATCCCTCCAATCACAAATAAAAATCGGATGCTTTTTCGATGCCCATTTTTTATAAAACGGATTTCCGACACCGTTAAATGTAGATACGTCAATCCTTACATCCGAGTTCATGGAAAGTGCAGCTTCGACCTTATCTGGTCTTTCAAGAAAGGCGGATTCATCTACAAAGTAAATGGAGTTTCGTCCGCCACGGCCTATATTATCGCCCGCTTCACCCGTAATCGCGGCACCATTATCCTCATTGACTATTTTTAGGAATGATATTTTTAGATTGTCCGGAATAAACTCATTAGGAAGGTAATCAAGAATGATACGCGCTTTTTCAAATAATGAATCAGGGTTGCCCAATTCATCAACGAGCTTCTCTTTTCTGGATCCAAACGCTATCTTGACACCAGGTTGAAAGATCAAGGCATGAATTGAGTATGCCATACAAACATAGGATGCGCCGAAATCCCTTGTCTTTTCAACGATTCCACCCGTCTTTGTTGATACCCGTTCTTGAATCCATGATATTAGCTCTTGCTGCTTTGGAAATAAAACGAAAGGAAGGTATGGCGTTTCTATGTTTCGCGGGTCATATGTCACCATCCAATCATTTACAAAATCGGATGGATTATATTTATAATATTTTAATAACGCGGCAAGATGCTTTTCTGAATTTCTCAACTTATCAAGCATTAACAATCTGGAATGTAAAACTGCTTTCGCTTTTTTCGTTGGATCATTCATCAGTATTTTGTTTCATGAAATCCCGATATAATTCAGCCGCCTCTTGTTCTGATAGTTCTTTGATCTTTTTAGGAGTAACCTTGCTATTCAAATCAATAATCTGTTTCTCAATGTATCCGCGTTCTTTCCCACGGCACTTTAAATAAAAACAGATCGCGCCTAAATCCTCTTTGTTTATCTTATTGATTAATTTGGATTCGGCCAGGTCAAGATATCGTTCATCAATCTCGGCCTTTAATTCTTGCAATTTTTTAGATCTTTTTATCCTACGTGATAACGCGCCTGTAGTGATGTTCAACATCTTGGCGGCCCTTGAAATAAACCCGCCCGCCTTTTCAAGCGCGATTTCGCACTCGGCCAATGTCGTTCTTTTTTTTGCTGGTATGATATCGCCCATTTTTAATAGTATACATAAATTACATGATTTGCAGAAAAACGCCCTAAAATGCACCCTTTTGACACAAATATAAGCCATATTTTACGTTATTGCAAATAAAATGCACAAAACGGCTTTTAATGATATCTGAGATTCCACAGCATAAAAAAAGGGCGGACAAAATTAATTGCCCACCCTCTTGACCCTTTTTTACATAAAAAAACGATTCTCCGCTAAATGTCGCGTTTATTCGTCTTTTACATCCATCCACAACCGAACAGCTTTTTCAATCGTTTGAGCCGCGTTATCTTGACCCCTTAAATAATCGATAATATCAGGATGTAACCGCGTACTATAGGGTTTTCTTTTATCCTCCGGTTCCATTTTCGGCCGCCCTGTCAAAAGATTCCCGTTTTTATCGTATCGTGCGCCGCCTCTTGGCATAATCTTATTTCCCCCCTCTGTTTATTCCTGCTAATTTATCGGCCCATCTTTCGGTATAAAATGAATAATAAGAACAATTTGGTTTTGTGATTCGATAATATATAGACCAAATAAAAGATGGAATCCCAATCACGATTAAATACATAGGGCCCAACATCAACGATTGCCGGTAATGCCCATACTCATGTTTTAACATTTGACTTTTACCGGATGGATAAAAAATAAAATGCCCCAATGAAACGCCATCCTTCCTGTTCTTATACGCTGTAGCATTCGTTTTTTTAAACTTAATAAAATCGCCAACCCCACCCGTCAATAAAATGAAAAAATACCAAGCAAGCCCGCATAAAGCCTGTGGTAGACACCATCCCCAATGAATTAAAAACATAGCCCCCCTTTTAAAACATTTCCAACTGCTGAGGCGGCGAAACCGCTTCAACATTCGGTGATAATTTTTTAATCCAATAATTAAGCAACCTTACTTGACCTTTATAATATCCAACATGATTGTATGTCAAAGGCAATCCACTCCGCCGCGCTGTATATCCCATCGACAAATCATAGGATGACATTGCCGCATCTCCGCGTTTACGAATATCGTTATAACGTTTGATACTATTCCGGAGTGACGATTCAGCTTGCTTCAATCCTTTTTGAACAACCGCAACCGTTATTTTTCGTTTCTTCCCAATATCAAGGGCCATCCTTAAATCAGATTCACTATCAAGATTTTCAAAAACCCTTGGTTGGATTTCACGCGGCGGCGGATATCCCAAATTACAACATGGATGCCCGTAATCAAATTGAAATTGATTTTTTTTATTCACCTTGCTATCTTCCTATTCTCCAAATTAAGCCCCGTTAAAACGGGATATGAAGCCCCCTGACAAGTTGCGCCTATCAGGGGGTTTCGATTATGCCGCCTGACTGATTTCTTTCCACTCGTTTTTTTTCAATTCAATAATTTTTCCGCCAATTTTTTCGAACTCAGTCGCCCTATCATATGATGGCAGATCTTGTGAGGTCCGCGTTATCGCGTTTAAAATACCGTATTGGGATAAATCCCCACCTTGAATCAAATGCGTTAAAACACCGACCTTTTCAGGCTCAGTCATACCGTATTTCTTTTGAACCACTTCGACCGATTTGACCGGATCCCCGTCTATTTTTCTTTCGGTCGTATCGCGCATCTTATCAACGATCATTTTGAATTTCACGCCATCGATGGCGGCCCGGACAGTATCACGCAATTTTAAAAGGAATGCTTGATCATCCGCAAGTAAGGTATCATCCTTGAAAAATTCCCTCGCGTTTTGACCTTCCCCATTTGCCCGGCCAATATGAAATTTTTTCATACCATAATCATTCGCGATCAAACCATTGGTACAGACAAGTCTATGAATCAATTGCATAGCTGATATGGATCCAAGCCCGACTTCTGAATTTGAAATAACGATTCCACCCTCGACAATATCGCCCTTTTTGATTTCTTCCCTGATCTTTGGAAAAACGCATTTCAAATAAAGGCGAGTATCCGTAATATCCATCGAAGCGATTTTGATATCACCATCCAATTCGGCCAAAACGGGCAGGATGGATTCAAGAACCTC